CATCAGGATCAGTTTCAATTCTTTCTGGTGCAACTCCTGGAGTTCACTGGGGACCTGGAGGAAACTTCTTCCTTCGTGCAGTTAGATTTGGAAATACAGATCCAATGATGCACCTGTTCAAAGCAGCGGGGTACACAATTGAAGATGACGTAGTATCAGCAAATACATCAGTCGTATACTTCCCAATCAAGTCAGGTCATCCACGATCTGAAAAGGATGTCACATTGTTTGAAAAGATTGCTCTTGCTGCAACTGCTCAAAAGTACTGGTCTGATAATGGAGTTTCTGTAACACTTTCATTTGACAAGGAAACAGAGTCAAAGCATGTCGTTCCAGCACTGCATATGTACGAGGGACAACTAAAGGCAGTATCATTCCTACCAATGGGAAATCACACATATCCACAACAGCCATATACTCAGATTACTGAAGAGCAATACGAGTCATATATTGGCAAGTTAAAGCACATTGATTTTTCAGCCATATACGATGGAGAAGAAAATCTTGAGGCTCAAGGTGAGATGTACTGCACTACAGACTATTGCGAAATGAAAATAAATAAGTAGTCTTCTGTGGTAAAATAGACTCATAATGTCTAGTTCATCTAACCTATATGCAGAAAAGATATATGCAGAACATCCCATTGCTCTTTGGGCATTAGATGACGTTGCAGACTATATTAGTTTAATTGATGAGTCTGACAGAGATGTAACCTCTTGGACAATAACCAATGGAACTGCGGTTAATCATGTTACTACTGACGAGCCATTTATAGAAAGTCAAACAACAAAAATTACAGGAGTTCTTACAGAGAATGACTTTGGCCAAATTGTTTGCATAAGCAATAACATAGTTAACTTTTCATCTTTAAATGATAACCTATCTACATTTTCAATCGGTGCATTTTTTAATTCAATAAGCGCTTATGCATCCAGTTTTGAAATTGGCTATGAGTACTATGACACAACTTCAGGAAGCACAATTCAAAGACTCAAGCCCTACACAACATCCGTCAAAGACAAGTGGTTTTTTATATCTGAAACATTTGATATTCCAGAAGACAATACAGAGTTTAGAATTGTATTAAAGATTAACTATATTGGTGGAGCATCAACTGTAGATGATTACGAATTTCTTGTTAATGGAATTACCGCTGGACAATGGTGCGAAGAATTTAACTCATCATCTTTAGGTGTGCAAAAAATATCAATACCCTCAGATATAGCAATCAGTCCATATTTTGGAATAGAAGCAAGTGCTTATGGTTTGCAAAACAATAAGGGATATTACTTAGTTAAAGATAATAGTCTTATGGCAAAGAACACTGGAATTCCTCTTGTATATGGAGCATCCAACCTTACAAAACTTTTACCAAACAATGGGGATCCTTCTTTAATTATTCCAGGCTTAGGATTTTTATCTGAGGGCGGTCAATATAAAGAGTACACGTTAGAGGCTTGGCTTAGAATCAACTCTGACTCATCTACTATTAAAAGAATCATTGGTCCAATAGGTTCTGATGATGGTGTTTATGTTGATGGTCCATTTCTTACTTTAAAAATTGGAAACAGTTCTGGCTCTTACTATGTTGGCGAATGGACAAGACCAATGTTAATGCATGTTCGCATTTCAGAAAACTATGCGTCTATGCTAATAAATGGGGAAGAGGTTATATCTCTTAACTATATAACTTCAGAACTACAACTACCTTCAAAACTTAATTCCCTTGGAAAAGATCAAGACTGGATTGGGTTTTATGCATACGAAGATGTATCCCCAATAGAACTTGACTGCGTTGCAATTTATACGTATCAAGTACCACTAGTATTAGCAAAGAAAAGATTTATATATGGACAGGGTGTTGAATTTCCAGAAGGAATTAATCAAGCATATAGTGGATCATCAGTTTACATAGACTATCCATTTGCAGATTATACAAACAACTACTCTTATCCAAACATTGGAAAGTGGAGTCAGGCAGTAGTTGACAATCTTGCTGTAGAAAACAATATGCTTTGCACACCAGACTACTCATTGCCAGAAATAGTTTTAGGGTCATCTAATATTGATGACTTATATTCTCAACTACAAACAATGCAAAATGAAAGTGACAAATTCTTTTCTTTTAGCCCAGTGCAAAATGGCTATATGTATTTTGATAACTTAAACTTTTTAAATCAAAAGATTAGGTCATTTTACGGATCGTTTAAATTTTTGCAAGAACCAACAACGAAGCAAATACTTTTTAGGATAGAGTCTCAAAATTCTTCAGACTACTTTGAGATATCTACAGTCAATAACGATGTTGTATATAGTTTAAAGTATGGATCAACTGAGCCAACAACACTTGCAACATTTTCATGGTCTGACGAAAATGTACTTGCTGGGATTACTGCAAATGAGATGTTTTCTGCAGGGCTAGATATAGAAAAAGTTTCTAAATACTTTGGAGGAAATGTTGCATCATTTTTTGGTAACGTCAACACTCTTAAGTTTTACATAGGTGGAAAGTCAGACCTAACACAAACCTTCTCTGGAAAAATTTATAAAGTTGGTTTTTGCACAGCAAGAAATCATAAAAAAATTGAATACTTATTTAATGAAAGAGGAATTCCTGTAGGTGATGAAAACGTTTTTGCTTTGTATGCAGACACGGTTGACGTAGAGTACAACTCAACAGATAATTATTTTGGAACTAATCCTGCAGAATGGGACGACATTATTGATTCAGGAGGAGTAAACTCTTATCCAACAGAAGGATTCCAAGGGCACACAGCAAGTTATACTTTATCTCCATCTTCATATTTTGAAAATTACACATTAGATATTGACGTGCAGGGCTATTGGGAAGACTACATTCCTCTTACCTATTTTGCTCAATATATCAAAGACGAAAAAGGCAAAGAGTTATATGACTTGGATTTGATTCAATTTAACATTAATTACCCAGCACCATCTGTCTTTGTTGAAGAAGAGCAGACTGGCTCTTGGACTTACAAGGAACTATATGATGAGTATAACATTCCAACACAAAGAACATATTCCTCATTAGATAATCAACTGTTCACTGGTTATTTAAACTACGATGATTTAAAAAATAGAGCGTATAAAAACTATAAGTATGATACTTCAAATGCTTTAGTAAAATCATATGTTACTTTTCAATATATTGAAAATGGTACAAACCTGCCAGAGTCAAATTTTGTTAACAGCGAAAAGCCCTCAAATGATTCTTTTGTTGTTCCAGGAGAAAACTGGATTAACACAAAATATGAAGTAGTTAATAATATGATTATTTACCCACCATCAAATGCAAGAGCACTGGACCTTGCAATAGTAACTTATTTAGATTTTAATGTAAAGGGAATATTAAAGAATAGAGTTAAACTTAGAAACCTTGAGTATGCGTCTCAAGCATTTAACTCAACATCTCCAAACCCTATTGGTACAAGATTTGGAAATGAGATATATCCATACAAAAAGTCTGGCTTTTACTATGACTACAAAGATAGAAACCCTTTTACAATTTATAAGGGCAGTTCTCCATACCTATATCTAACAAGATATACTGGCATAGAATTAAAGGGTGTTTATGATCCACTGATTAACCGTGGTCTTTCAATTCCAATAAATAAAACTATGGCAGAAAATTACAAGGTAATAGCACTACAGACAGCCATAAGGTATGACCAAGATGCATTCCCATATGGTTCAACAGAAATATTTGAGATAAAGTCAAGAAACAATCACATAAAGTTTTATATGGTAGCAATTCATCCAAGCGGAGAAAGAGCAAAAATTTATGCAATCAATGCAAAGACTGGAAGGTTGGAAGATGGTATATCATTTTATTGGAATGGCAAACTTGTAAAAGAGCCAGTCATTACAGTAAAAGAATGGGGATTCTTAGGCATATCCTTCCCAAACATCTTAGACTTTAAAAATAGAGTTGGATCGATAAATCTTAACGGACCCATTACGTTCAATACCATATCTTACTACCAGTCTACAAACCTTCAAGAGGTTCAGCAGGTAGAGATTCGACCATGGTTTGCTGTAAAGTATGCAAGCCCACTTACTCTTGAATGGGACTACTGGAAGTCTTCAGCCTTTATTTGGGATGGGGTCTTGGTCTTAGCCTCAAGCAGTTATTATGGTGTAAATCCAGAGACAGTTTATAAGAGTTATACGGGAACGAACAAGATTATTATTGACACAGACAAGGTGTTTAAGGTAAACGGATACGAGTACAACGTATATAAAGGTATAACTTCGCAACAAACCACTGTCGATGCTGTCTAATATGGTATACTTTAGTATATGAATACACAAGATCCACGTAAAAAGAAGAAGGCATTGCCCAAAATGAAGGGGCAAGTGGGAGAGTCACGTGCAAAAATCATTGAAAAGCATTACGACTGGGGCCTATATGTATATAAAAAGGCTAATGGAAAGTGGTTTACAGACGGAACTGGTTCTGTTTTAAACATTGAGTCAATGAAGGGCGACATTCTTCAGATTTCTAAACTAAAAGAAGCAGCAAAATATTACGGGGATGAAGGAGATGGTGAATGCATCTTCGTACCAGGACTAACAAGAATTTCAGAAGAAGAGTACTCAGAACAAAAGCAGAGAATGGCAGAAGGATTAATCCCATCTATGAACGACCTTGGTGCAGTTCAGGCAGCCAAGGATACTATTGCTAAATATGGAAGTGACGACTAATGTCTGAAGAAAAAGAATTTTTTATTAGAGCAAAGACAGATAGCCCACTTCCAGAAGATGATACATTTACAAAGCAAGATCCCTTTAATCAGACATGGGATGTAGTTAAAGATTTACAGGGACTTGATGCAAACTTTAAAAGAAGAACTTCTCGTATCGTAAAGGGTGAAGCAACTCAGGGATACATTGATAGTTCAAGAGCAGAAAGCACTGGTCGTGACGGAGCAAAGTCTAAAGAAATTAACTCAGGAACAGTATTTAGAAATGCATACGGATTATTTGACGTAATTACTCCACCATGGAATCTTTATGAACTTGCAAGTTTTTACGACACATCATTTGCAAACCATGCAGCAATTGATGCAAAGGTTGAAAACATTGTAGGTCTTGGTTATGAGTTTAAGGTTTCTGCAAGAACAATGCTTAAGTTAGAAGCATCAGAACCAAAGACAGCAGAGAATGCACGTAAGAGAATTGAACGAGCAAAGATAGAGTTAAGCGACTGGCTAGAATCATTAAATACAGAAGACTCTTTTACAACAACTATGGAAAAGGTATTTACTGACTTGCAAGCAACTGGCAACGGCTACCTTGAAGTTGGAAGAACAGTTCGTGGAGACATTGGATATGTTGGACACATCCCTTCTACAACCATGCGTGTTCGTCGTCTTCGTGACGGCTTTGTTCAAGTAATTGCAAATAAAGTAGTTTACTTCCGTAACTTTGGAGCAACCAATCCAAACCCACTTGGAACAGATGCTCGTCCTAATGAGATTATTCACTTTAAAGAATACTCACCACTTAATACATTTTATGGTGTACCAGATATTATGTCTGCAATTGGATCACTTCATGGAGACCAACTTGCATCACAGTATAATATTGACTACTTCCAAAACAAGGCAACGCCAAGATACGTTGTAACTCTTAAGGGTGCAAAGTTATCTGCTGAGGCAGAAGACAAGATGTTTAGATTCTTACAGACTGGTCTTAAGGGGCAAAACCACAGAACTCTTTACATTCCATTGCCTGGTGATTCAGACACTAACAAGGTAGAGTTTAAGATGGATCCAGTTGAAAATGGAGTTCAAGAAGCATCATTCAAGGAATACAGAAAGCAAAATCGTGATGACATTCTTGTTGCACACCAAGTACCTCTTTCTAAGATTGGTGGATCTGATTCAGCAGCCATTGCAGCAGCACTATCTCAAGATAGAACATTTAAGGAGCAGGTTGCAAGACCAGCACAAAGAAATCTTGAGAAGATGATCAATAAGATCGTAAAAGAAAAAACAGATATTCTGGAGTTTAAGTTTAATGAACTTACACTTACAGATGAGATTGCTCAGTCACAGATTATTGAGCGACTTGTTAAGACTCAGGTTATGATGCCAAATGAGGGACGAGAACTTCTTGGACTTCCTCAGATAGAAGGCGGAAACGAACCGTTTGATCCAAAGCCAGAACAAGCAGCAAACGATAATGCAGACCGTGCAAGAGACACCGAAAGAACTAACAACCAGTCCGATGGACCAGCCACAGTAAGTGGAAGAAATCCAAAGGGCGAGGGTCGTAAATCTGACGATGTGTCCGATATGTCCAAATAGTGATACTTTAGAAAAAAAGGGTATATAATAGAATAACCATGATTATATCAAAAGCGCATTGGAATTCAGATGGTGATAATATTCGCCTATCTATGCCTTTAACCAAGGTAGATAAAGAACGCAGAATTGTATCTGGTTTTGCATCCCTTGATAATGTTGATAAACAAGATGATATCGTAACTGCAGAAGCAAGCATGTCAGCATTTGCAAAATTCCGTGGGAACATTAGAGAAATGCATCAGCCAGTAGCAGTAGGCAAGATGGTAGACTTTAAAGAAGATAGATATTTTGATCCAGAAACAAAGAAGTTCTATAAGGGTGTATTCGTTTCAGCATATGTTTCAAAGGGTGCACAGGATACTTGGGAAAAGGTTCTTGATGGAACTCTTACTGGTTTTTCTATTGGTGGACGAATGAACAAGTGGGACGATGCTTACGATGAGAAATCAGATAAGACAATCAGAGTTATTAAGGAATATGATTTGGTAGAGTTGAGTCTTGTAGATTCCCCTGCCAATCAATTTGCAAATATTGTATCAGTAGAAAAGGTTGACGGTGTAGATGTTATTAAAGGTGACTCCACTGTCTTGGAAAATGTTTTTTATGACAAAGCAAATGGAATTGTTATAGCATCTGAAAATGAATCAGAACTTAGCCCAATTACTGGTGAGCAGATGGAAAATATAGGGTTCGTTGAAAAAACGGATAGTGAAAAAACAACAATGATAAAATTCTTAGTTGATAGTGCTAAAGGCATTAATACTTCTAAGATTAACAAGGAGGTACAACCTATGACAGAAAACACAGAAACAGTTGCAGAAGTTATTGAAACAGAAGCATCAGTAGAAGTAGAAAAGTCAGAGGTCGCTCCAGAGGTTGATGCCGTAGTTGAGGCACCTACAGAAGAAGTTGCTAAGGCTGATGAAGCCCCAGCATCTGAAGAAGTTGCAAAGTCTGAAGAGACTCCTGCAGCAGATGTAGTTGAAGAAGTTACAGAAGTATCTAAATCAGATGAAGCAATTGATTCAATTGCAGAAATCAAGAACACTCTAGAATCAGCCTTTAGCGATCTAGTTTCAACAGTTAAGTCTTTGCAGGCAGAAGTAGAAATGCTTAAGTCTTCAAAGGTAGATGTTGAGACAGCAAAAACATCATTTGAAGCGGTTGCAAAAGATATTGCAGCAGTATCAAGTGAATTCAATGAATTTGGTAAGCGTGTGGAACTTGTAGAGCAAGACACTGCTTTCCGAAAGTCTGGCGATCTCGGCGAGATAGTACAGAATCA